TGAGAATAAACGAACTTGATGTTGTTGGTGCAATGGCAAGGGTAGTAACATTCCGTCGGCCGTATCCCTCAAGAAGAGAAGGTTCTCCGTACTTTTCAGCAAGTTCTTCCGAGGCTGCATCTGTTCTAATACGAATGGTACTCCAGATTTGATTGTTATGCATCTGAGCCTGAAGGCCTTCAAACGGAATCATCTTCTGTTGCAGATAAGAGTGCCAACCAAGAACCCCAATACCAAGAGCGCGCTGAGAGATGGCAAAATTGCGAGGCGCATCCATGTGAGGGATACCTTCTGTCTTTGTTATGAACTCAGACATAACAGCATCAAGAAAATACGTCAGCGTTTCCACCGCATCTGTTACTTGAATCTCGTCCCATCTCTCAAGGTTAAGCGAGGATAGGTTGCAAACAAAGCTTTCATTCACGTCCGAACTAAGCATAATTTCGTTGCAAAGGTTACTAGCATAAATGGTTTTACCTTTGTCTTTATACACCTGTGGAGCTGCATTATTGGCATTGTCCGAGAACATCAGATAAGGATACCCGCTTTCAAAACGCTTCTTGATAACCAATCCCCAGATACGACGCTTTTCTTTATCGCCTTCAACCATGGACTTCATCCATTCATTAGAGATGGTAACACCAATGCTCATCTCTTGGATTTCATGACCTTCACCACGAATCTTCAGAAACTCTTCAATGTCAGGATGATCAACTGGAAGGTAAGCAGCAAAGGAACCGCGGCGAACGTTTCCCTGAGATACCACGCTCATAAGCTTGTCGTAAAGCTCCATAAAATGAACCGCACCAGTACTTGTTCCTCCAGTACTAATAGGAGCACCCCGACCACGTAATGCACCAAAATATGCGGATGTCCCTCCGCCGTATTTGGTCATCATAGAAACTTCGGCAAGCTTGGCTCCTGCAATTTCTTCAAGCGTGTCGTCGATAAAGGATCCAAAACAACTAATAGGAAGACCACGCTCACGGCCGAAGTTACTCCAGATTGGACTAGAAAGCGAGTAAAAACCTTGACCGAGATATTCTTCAAACTTCTTGGAGAATCCCTTTATACCAAGAATCTTTTCTGCGGTGTTGGCAATGTCTTTACAACGTTGCTCAGGAGTTTCCTCTTCAAGAAGATAACCCCGCTCGAGGAACTTTCGAGAGTCTTTGTTGAGCCAGTAATATTTTTCCATTATGTATTGGTAGATTATATATCACTCTTAATTAAAAGAGATCGTCTTCATCAAAGCTTTGGCTTTTCTTTGAATACTCAACGGGACGAGAATGAAAAAAGTCAGTCATGTTATTTCCATGAAGCTCTTCTTCAAACCACATAGTTTCTTCAAGCAGGGTTTTGTCAATCTCAAAAGGCTTCTTGAACCCAATACCTTCCATACTACTATTAATTCTATTCTTAATGAACTCCTTTACGATGTCTGCGTTAAGGCCCGGTTCTTGAATACCGTTAATCATCCAATCAACAATTTTAGCTTCGGCTTTAAACGCCTCCTCTGCTTCGCCACCAATTCTTTCTTCAAGCTCTTCGTCAAATAACTCGGGAAGCTCTTGTCGAATAGTATTCACGATCTTCATTCCAACCATTGCGTGAATGTTCTCTTCTTGGCGGGTGTATTTGACTTGCTGGTCGGTGTCCTTTAGCACGTTCTTGTATCGGGCAAACCAATTGATAATATAGAATTGGCTAAACAACGAAACGTTTTCGACAAACAGCGTAAAAAGAATAAGAGCGTAAAGATACTGCTTTTTGCTGTCCTTATAAAATCGGTGTGTATACTTACGAAGATACTTTACCCGCCCTTGAATCCAGTCAAGCTTAAGGTTCTCCTCAAAGATGTCTTCCATGTCAAGAACAGAGAGGAGCCGCTCATACGCATTGTTATGAATCACTTCTGTATTGGCCATAACATAGCCAAGGTCTTGCAGTGCAGGGTGGGGAAGGTTCTCCCCAAGCTTGGCCCAAAAGCTTTTAACCGCTACTTCGATTTGGCCAATTGCTGAAAGTGTTCGTACAATGATTTCCCTTTCCTGATCTGTTAACTCTGTTTTAAATTGGTGGACATCTGACTTAAAGCTAAATTCTTTATCTGTCCAAAACCCATTATGCATTGACTCAATAAAGTCTTCTGTCCATGGGTAGTGATTTGGTTTCCGGCTGATTTGTTCTTCAAAAATTGTTGGCATGTGTGTACTATTAGTGTGGTGTTTAGACTATTATACAAAATAATACCTCTGCTGTAAATAAAAAACAGAGGTATTATGAATTTAAGCTATTCGTAGATTATCTGTCGAGTCTACGAATGGCTCGAAGCGCTCCGGTTTCGGAGTCTTGAAGAACGACTGTTTTCGTGCGGTTAGCCGTGGCAAAGTCGTATACTGCCTTTTCAGCCTCATCCTGAAGATTGAGGTATTTAGCCCACCGTTCAAATTTATAACGGCCGGTCTCGAATTTATTAAAAGTTTCTGAACAAACGGTAAACATTTTCCAGTTTGCTCCCTGTGATGGGCGTTGTAAACAATACGTTCCTTTCCCATCTTTAGCCTTCTTTAAAAAAGGTCTTGGCTTAAATGCAACTGAGCCTGTTGACATCATATCTTCTTCCATGGTAATTAGTTTGTTATTGAGTTGAGTTGAGTATTTGAAACAATCACAGTAGATCCCGTGTCTGCATCAATGAGTTGAAAAATTGGTTGGCCGAAAACCTTGCCGATGGGAAATTTATTTTCTTCAGTTACTGTTATAATATTGTAATACCCAGGTTGCTCATCGCCGTTTTTCGAGTAAATCGTCTCGTCGCAAAACTCATAATTACCCTGAGTTAAACAGCCGTTTTCGTCTAGGTGAGCGATGGATTCTTCCGCGAGCAAGTTGGTAGTGGGATCGAATCCAAAAGCTTCTTCAATAATACTAGCCAATTGTTCGTCTTTTAGATTGGTGTGTTCTTTAATCAAATACAGCGCCGCAGCGTAACTGGCTAATGTAGTCTTTCCTACTGCAGGTACCTTATTAAGAAGGCGCTTTAAGTTATATACTAACTTGTGAAAAACATTATAGACCTTTTTATCCGCGCTACCCTTTGCCTTACGTAATACATTCCCGTTTGCATCAATAATGCCAGCCTTAAATGCGTTGGTTTTTTCCCAAGGGGTGGTCAGCAATCGCAAAAATCGAAGGGCATAGAATCGGTCAGTTAATGAAAGCATTTTTAGAGAGTTTGTAGTTTCTTAGCTACGTAAAGGTCGCTAGGTATATTTATAAGATCTTCTTCCTTAATGTAGGAAAGAAAAAGAATAAATGTTTTTAACGCAGGCCAACTTTTTTCATTTATCTTAAAGAAACACATATTGGTCGCAGCCTCCATCTTAAAGACATTATAAATCAAAATAAGGTGATTGAGTATCAACCTTTCGTGCAGGCCTTTACCATTTTCGTACTTAGTAAATAACTTCTTAAGATACTTGAATCTGTAAAGATCCTCGTAAAACTCATCCACGTCCAGAACCCTTGGATTTATATAATTCTGTGCAGCGTATAGATTAAAGTTGGACGCATTAAGATTACTATTACTAATCATATAGTATATATAACTAGTAGATCCCTTCGGGAATAAAGTTAAGTAGAATCCTTAACGACCATAGATCTATTATACCAAAATCCTTTAATCCTGTAAAGGTAAAAAGAAAACTTTTTACTAAGGTTGTGTTACTCTAGCCGTGACGTGTATCTGCCCTTCACTGATTCTAAGAACGGTTTCCTCAGGCGAGTTGTCAATATAAACCTCAACGTCATACACATACCTTCCAGCCTTTAATGAAGCGGACTGCGTCGGAGTCAATGAGATTGTAACAATTCCGGTCGTTGGATCAGAGTCAATATCAGCAGTGAAAGTAGCCGCGAGCGAAGAGGTGTACGACTTACGGATTTCTCCTCGGGCGGAGTACCCTGTTAAGTCGGTCGCTGACTGGTTGGTATCAGTAACCTCGATAGTAGTAGAAAAATTACTCCCTTGGTCAACAAAGATGTCTGTATATTCCGCCATATTTTAATATTGGTTTTTGTCAAGAATCTCTTTTGAGCGGACAATGATTTTAGCGGTAGCTTCCATACCATCTCTTGAGAATTCCATCTTGCTCCACTTCCGGCCTACTCCGAAGCCTGCTCCTTTTTGAGCCTTCGCATAAACATCCAGCAGATACTTTTTCTGCTCGTCGCTAAAGGGATCTTCACCCCTTACGTTAAAGATTTTTAGTGTTGCTTCTCTATATAGAGGGAATATCGCTCCTTCTACATCAAGCGGACGTTTCTTATCAATAATTTTATAATCCCACAAGCTATTTAGCGCGATTTGGTCAAGGGAGTTTACCACTCTCATTAGCTCGGAGTTCGCGTCGAAAGGCTTTTGGGTTTTTAGCGTCCGAGAAGTTGCTTCGGTCACGCCTTCACTTTTTTTTTATCTTTCTGAGAGCCAAAGTATTTTCCAACAGCCTGGTGAATAAGCGTCTTCAAAGGAAGGCCTTCGGTGTCTGCTCCGATGTAGTCGTAAATCATAACCGCAAGGTCATCATCCTTTGTCTTCATCTCTTCAAGATCAACGCCTTCAACCTTTAGGCCACGTTTTTTAGCTTCCTTTTCAGCAGAGGCAAAGTCCTTTTTAAAGTCGGACCAAGGATTACCTTTAACATAGCGATCAACTTCCAAAGGTAACCCAGCCTTGGTCAGGACTGTTCGGAATTTTCCAATCCAAGCAATCAATTGATCATCAGGAACCTTACTAAAGTTGATTGCCTCAGAAATTTCGTTTTCTTCAACCTTTAGGCCACGTTTTTCAGCTTCCTTTTCAGCAGAGTCAAGGTCCTTTTTAAAGTCCTGCGTGTTGGTTTGCTTAGACAATTTTATCGAAGATTTAGTTTTTTTGATTTTATATTTCGCCCACGGGATCCATGAGAGTAAGGCCTCATCAGAAACGTTACTAAAGTCGACTGCCTCAGAAATTTCGGTTTCTTCACTTGTACAACTCGAGGCATTTAACATTTCATCTTCATGTGCACCTTCTTGAGGTCCACAATGAGCGGCCTTGATGTATCCATAAGAAGCCATTAGTGCATCTTTTTTCATACCTCGCAAATCCTTCATCATTGCCGTAAGCATGTCTTTCTTTGTTCCGATCCCTTGCATACCTTCTTTTGTATTACAATGAGCAGCTTTAATATATTGGTAACTTGCTTTAATATCGGCGACCTTCATGCTTCGAAGTTCCCTCTTCATTGCAGTAAGAAGATCAATTTTAGTTTTAGGCATATGAGCATCGTCATAAGTCATACTACGAACAACTGCGGCATCATTTTCATCGTATGTTTCGCTATACGTTGTAATGTCATCATAATTAATCTCGACTTCCGCACCATCACGATCCATAGCAAAGATGGATTTATCCAGCCACAGCTCAGAAGTATCAAAACCCTGTTCGGTATTTTTTGGGCTGAAAATCGTATACTCGCGACCACTGCTTGTCTGAATAACCCCTTCAGGCTTTTTCATAGTGCGGAGTAAACTTCTTTTATTAAACTTTCCTGCTTTAAGAGGAATAAGAGTTCCAGAATCACCTTTATCTGGTGTTTCATCGTATTGAATCTCTGCAGCAGAGTCTTCGTTAAGGATGTCTTTTAATGATTTCATTTGATGTTATTTATCAATTTATTATAGTTAAGTCTTGGATAAACGCTTTACTTGTGGTTTGTTCGTTTTTAATTGAAACGTAATTAGTAAACCTTTCGGCAATTTCATATTCCTGTTCGTCCTTTTTATTAAAGACTCGATCGCCAACATTAAAAATCTCACCAGCGATATACTTCTCGCGGAGCGAAGTTGTCTCAAGTTCAATGTGTTTTCTAAAGTTTGTTGATTCCTTTAGCCCCATACCTTTACGAACAGCATTCATTAGATCGGCAACTCCACGAAAGTTCTTGGGCATTCCAAGGGTAAAGGTTTTAAGATCGTTATCAGCAGCAGCTGCGCGCATTTTACTTGCGCTCATAGCCTCTACCGCATCATCGGAATCAGGATCTCTTGCACCTGCGCTTTTTACTTCAATACCATATTGGAAATCATAGAATCCATGCCGGCCTTCTACACCATTGTATTTTCCAAGGGTTTGCTTAAATTCATTAACCCTGTCGCTTCCAACTACAACAATCAATTTATTATACCCATCATCATGAGCTTTACTCGCTGCATTAAAAATGTTCTTGATAGATGGGTCAAGAATAAAACTCCTTCCGTGGTCTGGAAACATCTTCCGGAGGAATTTAATCTTATCTTTATAACTTAAAGGATTTTTCTTCGGGTCAGCTGATTGCGAAGCGTGAATACGGTAATCGTTACCCTTAGCAATAGAAGAAACCTTTTTGAATAGTTTCCCGTGACCTACAGTTGGCGGATTGAACCGACCAAAGGTAATCACCAAGGGCTTTACAGTTTCTTCACTAAATTGCTTAAATGATTTCATCTATTACTATTTATAAGGTTTAGTGATCCCAGCCTTTTAATACGTCAGGTGAGAAATTGTTGGTAGAGAATTCCAATCTATCCACCAGCTTAACTGCGCCCCCGCCTGTTTTGTCGATTGCAACAAACCCTTCTTGACCTGTTACCTTAAACCCATTCTTGGTGCGAATAAACGTATCAATCTTTTTAAGGGAATCGAGCTTCTTAATGATAATAAGCTTGGCAGCTACAATAGCTTTTTGCAAATCGTATATCAAGGCAAGGTTAGTTTTGTTCTGTGGAGAAAAGAACTTCATGAATTCCTCTTCCCGCTTGTTAACTCCTTCTTTACCTCTTTCGCTTTTTCGTTGCTGCCGCTCTTTTTCATAGCGGTCTGCTGCCCATTTAATCAGTCCGTCAACGTGTTTCTTTGAATCAGCGGGTAACTCTTCAGACCGTCGAACAAATGTGTTGTTATATGTTTCAAGAGTTTGTGCAAGTTGCGGATTGTTCTCGATCGCTTTAAGGGTTGAACCCGCAATCTTTTGGAAAATCTTACCAGCATTTGAAAGAGCGGTCGTAACCTCTTTGGTCTCATCTGCGTCCATTAATGCATTACCAGTAAGGTCAGGTGTTCTTGCGTCTTGATACCAAACACTTGGAACAGACTTAAGAGAACTAATGTCAACGTTAAATGAAGCCTTCATATTCTCGAATGAAGTACCACTGTATGACGTGTGAAACACGATACCCATCTTCGAGCCTTTGATCTTCTTCCCGCCAGAGCTATCAGCAGGAACCGCATACACAATCGTATTTGGCTGGAAAGTAATGTGTGACACACCGTTGATCTTTTGTGTTTTAAGATCGGATTTGGTATACATCATATCACCTTGCAGAACACCTTTGATACCAAGTTTGGAAAGCTCTTCAAAAGCCACGATAAGCTTAGCCTGAAGATCGCCGCTGGTATCGGCTTTAACATCTTCAACTGATTTATATACCTTTGGATCTTTATTGAAGATACCTTTTTTAGCAACAAAGAATTTGCCATCACTTGGATCAATACCAGCAAACACCGCAGGTGCGCCATCCCATTTGACCGTAACATCACTGCTGCTACTTGCGTTTCCGGCAAGCATATCTCTTAATGATCGTAGAGCAAAGATTGCTTCCTTCGCTCCTTTAACACCGCCATATAAAACGGAATCCTCGATGTGCGTCATGTGCGTGTTTTTCCCCGCAGCTTCAGCAATATATTTTTTAAAAGATTTCATATGGGATAGTATTATTTATACAAACATTATGGAGTGCCACATGTAAATTCTTTATTGGGATCAACGCTTAACTTGCACATGGACATAAAGTCAGCAGACACTAAAATCGGATGATCCATATTACTTCTATCAGCCAAAGAAAATGTAATATCCCTGTAAACCCTATCGCCTAGTTTAACATCAAATAAAACCATCGGTCTCTTTTCAGGATTGCCTTCATCGCCTCTCCTTTTAATAACAGATAGTTTAGGTAAAAGATCTTTTACCATTTTTTTATCGGTACCTTGTATATAAAACTCAACCTTATTTCCTTTTATCTTTAAGTCAGTAACACCAACTGAGTTTTTGGATCCATTACCCGTATCCATTTTAGCTGTCAGCGGTCCAACGGAAGGATTCAGAAAACTCATGTATTCCAGAACGCCAACTTGTTTTGTTTGGTATGACCAACAGTCTTTATCAAGTATGCGATTGATTAACTTACCAATTAACTGAGTTCCTGTTATGTTCTTTCCTTTTTCTATATCAAAGTAACTGGCCTTAGATCCTGGAGAAGGATTAACTTCTAGAACATAGTACTTTCCATTGCTTTGAATAATATCCACTCCACAATAAAAGCAATCAACAGATTTAGCAGCCTTAATAGCCAATTCAATTTCTTCTTCAGTTGGATTATAAGCCTCAACAGCTGAACCTAAAGAAACGTTTGTACGAAAATCGCCGGACATCTTTTTGCGTTTACTCCCTGCGATGGCTTTACCGTTTAATACAAGAATTCTCCTATCGTCTTTAATAGATTTTAGTTCTTGAAGTATTAATTCAACAGAGCTTTCATCGTCTCCGCGCATAGCTTGTATAACCGATACCAAACTCTCCCGTGAGTCGATTTTCATAACACCTTTGCCGCCGTGGCCTTCAGTGACTTTTAAAACAAGAGGAAACTTTCCGCCGACCTCTTCAACAGCTTTATCAATATATTCGATATCGCTGACCAAACAGGTTTTAGGAGTAGGAACCTTATCGTTAACGAAATTGATATAAGAGTTAAATTTATTACTTGCGGTCTTTACGCTTTCGGGTGAATTGATACAAAAGATCCCGTGGTCAGAAAGCATTGAGTGGAGGATTGCCGCATTCTTACTTGTAGCAGCCGTTCTTCTCGCAATGCATAGCACATTGTCACCGCGTTTAATTTCCAAGCTCTTTCCATCTCCGTCATAGTTATGAATGACAAGAATTTCTTTTAGCTCGTCCTTTTTGGACGCATAAGCTTTATTGGATACAATTCTGTAAAGTTCGATGTTTTGCTTTTTGCATACATCTTCAAGACTATTTACGGTAGGCTCTTCGTCTTCTTCCGCGGCTGTTAAAACTATTATTTTTAAATCGCTAGGATTTAACGTTTCTTCGTTTAAGGAATAATTTTTGAATGATTTCATCGTGGTGGGGTTGGATATATTATCCACCAAACTCGTGTCCTGCGACTCGTTTCATTTGCTTGGTGTATTCTTTAAAGTCCGGCTTCTTTTTATAAAGCTTGATTGAAATCTCGTCTCGCTCTTTACCTTTAATGCGCCACTTGAATCCCTTTTCAAGATGTTCGGGTTTAGTTGTTTTAACTACCCTTCGCTCGAATCCCTGTTCCCACGTTTCTCCTTTATACTTACCTTTACCTTCCTGCAATTGGCTGGCGATCCACTTCTTTGCTATATTATTTTGTGGAGCTGCATTTGCAAACTTTGACATTTTCTTGTAAGCAGACATTGTAGCCTTTTCAATATTAGATCCTTCTGAATTGTCTACAATGATAAAGTTAGATCCAAAAAGCGATTGGAATTTACCGAGATTAGTTTGAACTCCATTCCACATATCTTTAACCTTTTCATCTGGAAGACTGCGGGGTCTTTCATTATTTCGTTTAAGAGCAGTATCAAGATCTGTATTAACAAAGATCATGGATGTATCATAACCAATCTTTTTTAGCGCTACTGCTTGCCTTTTTATCTTGGCATAGTCTTTGCCGGTTCCGTCAATAACAAGTCCAAGTCGCCCTTGGATATATAAACCCATTTGCTTTGCGGTAAGTTCTTTTGCTTTACCACGAATAGCTTGGCCTTGAGGGCTGTATATATTGTCAGGCGTCGCTTCTAATCCAGCTTTATCCAGAGCCACTTCAAATTTATCGTCTGAGTTAACAATCTTAAATCCAAGAGATGTCAGCGCGGTTTTACCAACCGTAAATGATTTTCCCGATCCGGGCCCACCTGCTAGGAATATCGCCTTAAAGATGGCTGGGTCATTTACGCCTTCTTCTACGCTTTCCTCGGACTCATTCATTCCTGCTCGCTTGCCCCAATCCAACGAAGTTTCATCCTTATCAATTGGACCACCTTTGGCCCATGTATGACAGGATCTTGCAGAGTGGCACTTAAAGTGATGCATCCAGCAATAGCCAAGAACACCGTCGTCATCAGAGGTTTCTCCAGGCATACAATCTTTCATGCGGGGAGAGATATCAAAGGCAACACAGTTTGCACAAACAGATTTCTTCGCAGCTTCAACTGTCGTATCCCAGTACTTCGCAATCTTTTCCCAATAATCACCAGGCTCATCGACATTCAACGGGCCATAATTGTATTTCTTTATAGTTGCGTCGCGGTTCTTTGTATTAATCTCAATCTTTTGAGTAGCAGGAGGGCAAGGTGCCGCTTCTTCATGTTGAACCTCTGCAGAAAGAGAAATGAGTTGATTAACGACAGATGTCAGCATTGGTTGAGGCAATGCCATTATCTTTTCTGCAGTTTTAGAAGTAAGGCCGGCAATCTTTATAAGCTTTTGCTTTAAAGCAGGAGATGGCACAACAAACTTTTCTTCCAAGTCGACAGATTCCTTTTTGCCTTTATGCTTTGCCCAAAGATCAGCATCGGTAGTCTTTTGGGTTTTACCTCCAGTGATAAAAGAGTTAACACGAGCAAAGGCCCACTGATGTGGAGTAGCACCAGGTCGGTGGCCTGTTCTCCATGCGGCCAGTCCGCGGTCATATACTTTCTTTAAGATATTATAGTCAATACCTGTTTCGTCAGACTTCTTTTGCAGCCCTTTTATAACCTTTTCTTCCAGCTCTTCTGGAGTTTGGCCGGGTGTAGCTTTTTTATAGCTGTTTGCAAGACCATCAGTTCCCCAACCCTTTGTGTCAGTATCTTCTTTCTTACCATATTTTTTATGATAAGCTTTGGTGTACTTACTT